GGTACATGGTTAGAGCTGACGCAGGTAATGAACGACTGGCAACTTGGACATCAGTTAGTTGTATCAGGAGTGCCTGATGGACGTAGAGAGAAGAGCGTTCTGTACCAGTGTGACGTTGGTAAATCATATAGCAAGCACCGCATATCAGCGTATGATAATCCTAGATTTACGGACGAGACTGAGCAGAGGGCGATAGAGAAGTTTGGAGGAAAGGACAGCCAAGACTTTCTAAGGCAGGTACTTGGAGAGCATGGCACTCCAACATTTGCTCTATTCGATAGAGCCAATATGCGGATAGAGGACTACTTCAGTCCTGTTGTGAAGGTCTATGGAGCACAAGTAAAGACTGATCCAACTAAGCTATCAAGAATCATAATGAACATGCCTACTCCCCCTAAGTTCTCAGACATGACAATCGCAGGAGTCGACTTAGGCTTTACAGAGCCGACAGCGATTATCGTCCTTTATAGGAAGGAGGGGGTGTGGTACCTGCTATTTCGGTTGGAGCTACACCAGATTACGTATGATTTGCAAGAAAAATTCCTAGATGATTTAGATACTAAATATAACTTTAACTATATTGGTTTTGATGCCGGAGCCGGCGGTCAAGGTAAATCACTACACCACAACCTTATTAACAAGGAAGAGTATAAGAACAGAGACTTTCCAACAAGGTTGTTGCCTGTAGAGTTTGGCGGCACGGTTGTAGTAGGCTTTGATGATCAAGGTGAGGAGTTAAAAGAAAGAGTAAAACCATTCTCTGCTGCCCAATTTCAGCAGATGGTTAACTCATTTGCAGTTGCATTCTCTAGTAGAGACATGGACCTTATTACAGAGCTGGAGAGGATAACCTATTATAAGACGCCAGCAGGAAATATTGTATATAAGTCTATGACTCCAGGTGGGAGTGATCGTGGCGAGGACCATAACTTCTCAGCGTTACTTACATTCGCTATGGTAGTATTTGAAAAACTAGAATACTCCATGAGAAGGACTGAAAAGGTGAAACTATACAGAAGTAGATGGCTAGTGCCATGACAACAGACGTAGTAATAGAAAAGAAAGAAGCAAAAGCAGTAAAAGAAGACAGTGCTGGAAAGGCCAAGAAACTCGGAAGCGCCTATGCCGCTTGGGTACAAACGCCTATTGGGGCTACCCCTGTTTACAACGAGTCCATCTTAGTTACATCTCTTGGTGGAGATAATGCTGATAAATTAGGGGGCTTGGCCAAGCTTAAATTTCATGATAGGTTAAAACTTATTAGAGCATTCTTTGAGATTGATCCTATCGCAAATACCGTTGTAGAAAAGAACATTGATATAGGGATTGGTAGGCTTATCTTTGACAGAGATGATTGCGATGATAGGGAAGTTGCAATATACCAAAAAGCTGAAGACCTATTTACTAAGTATCTACGAGAGGCAGCACTAGAATATCTGCTTTCCGGATTGGTAATTCCCCAAGTAACTTGGGGAAAAGTTCCACCATCTGAGATTGGAAATAATGCTAGAAAAATAGCAGACCTTCCAGAACGATGCTGGATATTAAATCCTGAAAATATCACTCTTAAATCAAGAATTTTTCAGGGCGATGTTGCAGCTTATTTTACTGTTCCAGAAGAACTTAGAAGGCTGATACTATCAGAAGGAGATGGCGATCCTGAAGGTTATAGAACCCTGGTGGAGCAATTCCCTGATCTCGTAAAGCGTGTTAAAGCTGGCGAGATGGAGATACTCCTAGAAGACGCCTTTATAATTAGAAGAAAACCAAAGACATATGATCCTTACCCTAGCTCATATTTGCTTCCAGCCCTTGAAGCTCTTGAGTATAAAAGAAATCTTAGAAAGATGGACTACTCAATCGCAGCTAGAATCATTGGGGCAATTCAGCTAATCAAGCTGGGTAATGATACGTTTCCTCTAACAGAGGATGATGAAGACCAGATAACTGACTTGAAGAGCGAGCTTCTATGGAGGGGTAAAGCCAACAATGTAGAGCGTGTGTTCCAGTTGTTCGGAAACCACACCCTAGAGATAGAGTGGATTTATCCAGATACAGAAGCCATGCTTAGTCAGGAGAAGTACACTGCGGTAAACCAAGACATATTCTTTGCTCTAGGCTTTCCTAGAATTCTTGTTAGTGGTGAAACATTAAAATCAGCTACATCGTCGGCTGAGTACGCAATGTTCTCTCCCGCAGAATCTATAAAGAGGATGCGAGAAGATATTCTTACTTGGGTTGATGAACTACTTAATGAGATACAGAAAAGGAATAACCTAAAGAATAGAGTTAATGTACGCTTCGAAGAGATTCGTTTGTACGATATGGAAAAGATTGCGGACATAGCCTCAGTCTTGTATGATAACAACGCACTAAGTTTGACAAGTCTGGCACAATCAGCAGGGTATGACTTCGATAAGGAAATTGTAATGAAGTCAAGAGAAAGAGACCTAATGGAAGAGTACGACATTCCAGAGTTTCCTTCTAAACCTTTCTCACCTCAACCGGAGACTGTAGCGAAACCAGCTACAAAACCACCTGCTAAGAAGCCGGTTGCTAAGGAGAAGACCAATGCCCGCTGAATACGTCGAGACTAGAAATGCAATAAGGTCTAAGTGTGATGCTGGAGACCATCCTGGCAAGAAGGAAAGTGAATCTTGTTCTAAGTATGCTAAGAGGGTAGCGGCAGCAATTTATGCTAAAAGACATGGTAAGCCGCCAACAGAAGCATCCCAATATGCAGACTTAATAGAAAAGGTTGAAGAACTATTAGGATTATTGACATGAAAGAAACTACATATGAGCTTCTAGCAACACCGTATAGGGGTAATGATACGGCTGTTGCTGCTGCTATCTCTGATTCCAGGGCCACATGGCTTAAATTTGTATTTACAGATAGCAAGCCAAATGGAAACAACCAGGGAATTCGAGAAGAAGAGTTTGACAAGCTTGTAAGAACTGGCCTACATAAGCCATTCAAGAAGGCTCTAGGATATGTGGGAGACCATGAAGGTGTTACGCCCATTGGTTCGATTGCTTCTCTTGAAAAAGAAGGAGATAGGGTAGTTGGTATTGCAGCAATTTGGGATACTGAGTACCCAGAGGAGGCTGCTTGGCTTAAACAAGCATATGCAAGTAATCTTTCTCTCCAAACTTCTTGGGAAATTCTGTATGAGGATTTTGACACTGATGCAGATGGAGTAGAGTGGTTAAAGGACTGTGTTACTAAAGCTGTAACTCTTGTAGATAACCCTGCGTATGAGGGTAGAACCCCCATTCTAGCAGTTGCAGCCAAATGGTCTGAGCCTTATTTAAGAGATTTACCGGATGATGCTTTTTTGTATGTGAAGGGTGGGAGCAGATTATTCCCATACAAAGACTCTGACGGTAATATAGATACAAGTAGATTGAAACGTGCTAAAGAAGAAGCACCCCACGAAAAAGCACTATCGGCTACTGCTACTGCAAGTATTGTAGCAGAAGCTGAAAACCTGTTAAAAGGACAAGGTGAATCAAGAATGGACACTGAAAAACTTCAGACAGAGCTGAAAGAAGCTCTTGCTGATGCCGCAAAGCTTCGTGAAGAGAATAAGACCCTTCAGGAAAGCGATGCTGATAACAAAAAGTCTCTAGAAGAACTAGTAGAAATAAGCAAAGAGCTGGAAGACCTTCGTGCCTACAAGAAAGACACCGAAGATGAGAAAGCGCGAGAAGCTCTTGTTGCAACTAGAATGACTTTGTTCAGCGATGCTGGTCTTGAAGTAACAAAAGAAGACTTTATGGCAAACGCAGATCAGTGGCTTGGTTTCGACGAAGACGCCTTTAAGTTTATTATTCAGAGTATGTTGAAGAGTAAACCAAGGAAAGAAGCCGATCCCGCTGTTGCTGCGGCATCCCTGATTCCAGGACTTCCTGCTGATGACGCAACAACATCAGACAGTGCAAAGAAAGTCCGAGAATTACTCATAAAGATGAACGAGAAAGAAGAACCAGTAAAAGAGGATAAATAATGGAAATTCATAAATTTACGGATATTCTGGGTAAGGTTGCAGAATCAGATATCTACGAAGGGCGTATGGTTATGCTTACACGGGGAACTGATCGAGTAAGGCTTCCCCACTCTACCGCAGACGCTGCTCTAGCTAGATATGTGATTGCGTGGCCTGTAGAGAACAGGTTGCTACCTATCTATGATCCATACCCAACGTTTAGTCGCGCACTACGTATGGGTTTTGATCAGACAGCTAATACACCATTCTCTGCAACAGCATATACATTTTACCCTAACCTAAGTGATTCACCCCTGGAAATTCCTTCAGGAACAGGATGTCTGTTGTATGACGAAGGTGAGTTCACAGTTACTTCTGGAAACTGGGTATATGATGTTGGAGTAGTAGAAGGTGCTGAACTAGAAGTTGTACCTACTGCTGGAGCAACTCGTGGACAGC